AGCTATGCAGGCCGCAATGGATGCAGAAGGAAAATAAGCAACCAAAGTACTTAGAAAAATGGCAAATTTATTTTGCCATTTTTTACCTTTGAACTTGCATTAAGAAGATAATTAATATATAATAAGGCTTATTACTAGGAGATTTACATGTCAGGACGCAACTACGGCGCAGAAGAAAAGGCAAAATTGGAAAGATTAATCAGTGAAGGCTCAACAGTACTTCGTGAAATTGAAGACCTATCAGAAGGCTTGAAAGAAACAGTTAAGGCAGTGGCAGAAGAATTACAAGTTAAACCCAGCGTTATTAATCGTGCAATTAAGATTGCCCACAAAGGTGATTGGACTACTTATAACGAGGATTGGGAAGAAATTGAAGCTATTTTAGATATCACAAAACGTATCTAATAAGTAGTTATATATAACGGTCGGCGGGCCATAATCCGCACATCGGTATTTGTCAGCCGAAAATGACATATGGAGAATAAATGAGCTATGTAGACGCATGGTTTGACCGCGAGAATGATATTATCAAAGTGGTTGAACGCAATAAGAAAGGTGAGCGTGAGTTCCGTGACATACCTGTCAAGCACACGTTTTACTACAAAGACCCTCGCGGCAAATTTCAATCAATCTACGGTGATCAAGTATCACGTATTGTTTGCAAAAACACAAAAGAACTACGCAAAGAACAAGCTATCAACTCGGGTAAACAATTATTCGAAGCTGATATTAATCCAATCTTTGCTACGCTATCAGAACACTACTTAAATCAAGATGCTCCAAAACTAAATGTAGCGTTCTTCGACATTGAGGTAGACTTTGATCCAGAACGTGGCTACGCAAGTCCAGATGATGCGTTTATGCCAATTACTGCGATTGCTGTTCACCTACAATGGATGGACACTATGATCTGTCTAGCTATTCCTCCAAAGAAAATGTCAATGGAAGAAGCTACTGAGCAAGTTAAAGAATTTCCCAACACTTATTTGTTTGATAACGAAGCAGACATGTTAGACATGTTTCTTGATTTGATTCAAGACGCAGACATTTTAACTGGCTGGAACAGTGAAGGCTTTGATATTCCCTATACTGTTAACCGTGTTACTAAGGTACTGAGTAAAGAAGACACCCGCAGATTCTGTTTGTTTAACCAACTACCAAAGAAACGTGAATATGAAAAGTTTGGACGTCAAAGTACAACCTATGACTTTGTAGGTCGTGTACACTTAGATAGTTTAGAACTGTATCGCAAGTACACATACGAAGAACGTCATAGCTATAGACTAGACGCTATTGCTGAATATGAACTAGGTGAACGTAAAACACAATACGAAGGCACATTAGACCAGTTATACAACAATGACTTTAAAACATTCATTGAATACAACCGCCAAGACTGTGCGCTTCTTGACCGTATGGATAAGAAACTAAAGTTCTTAGACCTTGCCAACACACTGGCACATGAATGTACTGTATTGTTACAAACAACAATGGGTGCTGTAGCTGTTACTGAACAGGCCATTATTAACGAATGCCATCGCAGAGGATTCCAAGTTCCTAACCGTACTAAAATGGAAGAACGTGAGGATAACGAAGGTGCGGCAGGTGCTTATGTTGCTTATCCTAAAGAAGGTATTCACGATTGGATTGGTTCATTAGACATTAATAGTCTTTACCCATCAGCTATTCGTGCGCTTAACATGGGTCCAGAAACTATTGTTGGACAGTTACGTCAAACACAAACTGATGACTTTATTCAAGCGCAACTTGCCAAAGGTAAATCATTTGCGGCAGCTTGGGAAGGTATATTTGGATCATTAGAATATACTGCGGTAATGGCTTGTGAGATCGGAACTGACATTACTATCGACTGGGAAAATGGTGATAATGATGTGTTAAGTGCCGCAGAAGTGTATAGATTAATTTTTGAAAGCAATCAGCCTTGGGTGCTTTCAGCAAATGGAACCATCTTTACTTATGAGAAAGAAGGTATTATTCCCGGGCTACTAAAGCGTTGGTATGCTGAACGTAAAGATATGCAGACCAAACTAAAGGAGGCTATAAATGCTGGTAATAAAATTGAAGAAGAGTATTGGGACAAGAGACAGTTGGTTAAAAAGATTAACCTTAATTCGCTCTATGGTGCCATTCTTAATCCTGGTTGTCGCTTTTTCGATAAGCGTATTGGCCAATCTACTACCCTTACAGGACGACAGATTGCCAAACACATGGCCGCAAAGGTTAATGACATCATTGCGGGAGAATACAATCACATTGGTAAGTCCATTATATACGGAGACACAGACAGTTGTTACTTCTCTGCGTACAAGACCCTAAAGAAAGAGATTGATGCAGGACACATTCCGTGGACTAAGGAAAGTGTTGTACAACTGTATGACCAAATTGCTGAAGAAGTTAATAATACATTCCCGCAATTCATGTTAGACTCATTCCATGTACCAAAGTCACGTGGAGAAGTTATTAAAGCGGGTCGTGAAATTGTAGGTTCTAAAGCATTGTTTATTACTAAGAAGCGTTACGCTGTGTTGTATTACGACAAAGAAGGCAAACGTGCAGACATAGAAGGCAAGCCCGGTAAAATCAAAGCCATGGGCTTGGACTTGAAGCGTAGTGATACTCCAGAATTTATTCAAAACTTCTTAAGTGATGTATTGGAAAAAGTTCTAACAGGTGCAACTGAACAAGATGTGCTAGAACATATTAGTGAATTTAGATTGAGATTTAAAATTAGACCCGGTTGGGAGAAAGGTAGCCCTAAACGTGCTAATAAGATTACCGAGTATCAAGCTAAAGAAGCCAATGCTGGTAAGGCTAATATGCCGGGACACGTTCGTGCTAGTATTAACTGGAATACACTAAAACGTATGTTCGGCGACAAATACAGTATGGGCATTACTGACGGGGCTAAGGTTATTGTTTGTAAACTTAAACAAAATCCACTAGGCTTTACCAGTGTTGCATACCCAGTCGACGAATTGCGATTACCGCAGTGGTTTAAAGACTTGCCGTTTGATGATGCTGAAATGGAACAGACTATTATCGATAACAAGTTAGGTAATCTTATTGGTGTTCTAAACTGGGATGTTCGCAGTACCGAAGAAAAGAACACATTTAATTCACTATTCGAGTTTTAATATGAAAATTATAATTGCAGGATATGGGTTTGTGGGCAAGGCTGTTGCTAACGCACTTAATACTCAACACGAGATCGTTGTACAAGATCCACAGTACACTGATTACAAAATGATTGATCATCATGATGCAGATGGTATTATTATCTGCGTTGGTACTCCTAGTTTACCCAACGGTGGTTGTGACTGTAAAGATATTGCTAGTGTGTTGGACGATGTTCCAATCTTTATGCCAATACTAGTTAAAAGCTCAGTTACTCCCGAGGTAATCGAAACGTTATCTGAGATCTATCCAAATCATTGTATAACATATAGTCCAGAATTTTTAAGAGCGGCTAGTGCTAATACAGATTTTCTTAACCAAAAATATGTTGTTCTTGGCGGGGAAGATCCGGAATGTTTTTGGCAGGAGTTATTTCAAACTACATTGCCAAATTGTAAACTGATTTTTAATTGTTCTGCAATTGAAGCATCGATGGTCAAGTATACTGTAAATTCATTTTTAGCTACCAAAGTAGCTTTCTTTAATAGCATATACGATATATGTCAAAAGAACAATGCTGATTACGACATTGTTAGACACATTGTTACACACGATTCAAGAATTGGTAATAGTCATACACTAGTACCGGGATTGGATGGAGAACGAGGTTTTGGTGGCCATTGTTTTCCAAAAGATACATCTGCCTTTATAAAATACTCTAAAAGCCTAAATACACCTTTAGAGATATTGGAAGCAGTTGTTGACTACAATGGCAAAATCAGAAAGAATATTACTTGACTTTTGTCGCAAACCTAAATATAATAGATAAACATGGAGAATCATATGAAAGATATTTTACAAGATCTAGTAGCACATACACACGCACTAGGATTTATTCCGCTAGTTAAGATTAGCGCAACTACTCAATCAACAGAAATTGAAGCAATGGCTGAAGACCGTTCAGTTATTGTTAACGCAAAAACTAAATTACCGGTTAACGAGTTTGAAGGTACCTTTGGTATGCCCAATTTAAACAAACTAGACATTCACTTAAAATGTCCAGAGTACAAAGACAACGCTAAGATCAGTGTAGTTACTGCTCAACGTAACGGTGAAGAAATTCCAACAGGATTACATTTCCAAAATGCAGGCGGCGACTTTCAAAATGATTACCGCTTTATGAATACTGAGATTATTAACGAAAAACTAAAGTCAGTTAAGTTCAAAGGTGCTAAATGGGATATCGAATTCGAGCCGCAAGTTGCAAGTATTCAAAAGCTCAAGTTTCAAGCAAATGCACATTCTGAAGAAACTGTATTCCAAGTTAAATCAGACAACGGCAATTTGGTATTCAGCTTCGGTGATGCAAGTACACACGCAGGTGAGTTTGTATTTGAAGCAGGTATAGATGGTAAATTGAAACAAACTTGGTCGTGGCCAGTTATTCAAGTTATGAGTATTCTTAACTTAGCAGGTGACAAGACTGTACGTATTGCAGATGTTGGTGCTATGCAAATTACAGTTGATAGCGGTATTGCAGAATACAACTACATTCTTCCAGCACAAAGCAAGTAATGAATAAGAACCTGACAGCTACACAAAGCGATTACGCTTATTTCTTGCCAGCAACGTCGGGATTTTATTCTACGTTTATAGGCAAGCAACGTTATAGCAACTATGTTGATCCTGCACGTATTCCTAAATCGTTTACTAACGGTATTGAAGGATTAAATTATCTTGAACCGGAAAAAGGAATGTTCTATTACGATCATTGCTTGTATTCAGCAGGACACGCTAACTTAGACTTAAACAAAGTTGACGAAAGCGAAGACATGTTCCGTAATAGAGATCGCACAACTAGTTGGGTACTAGGCGACTCAGGTGGA